TGACACCAGCTGTTTGTTGACAATATATAGCATTACCACCATCTCCGCCATTCCCACTAGTTCCAGCAGCACCTCCAAATCCATAAACATTACCAGAAACGTTTATAAGTAAAGTACCAGCCATCCCAGCAGGTACACTTATAGCAGCTGTATTAGTACCACCAACAGTTACACCACTAGGAATAATAAATTGTTTGGGTACAGCACTTGCCCAATTGCTACCAAAAATAGTTTGTAAATTAAGGTTAGTATCATTATTACTAGCAGTATGTTGAATTTCGTTTACAGCACTATAAAAATTTGAAAGTGATATTGTACTAGAAGTTGGTACATTGGTATTATTTGCTGGTACACTGCCACCGTTTCTATAGTATTCCGATAAAGAGTGAGGAGCTGTACCTCCAAACTCATCAACAATATCTTGTATTGTTATTTGACCTGATGATTGAATAGCCATTAGCTTTCCTTCTTAACTAAAAATGTAAGTTCGTTTCTTTGATCTTCTGTGAAGTTGCCATATTCTTTTGTAGTTAGTTCTTTGTACTTATCTTTATATTCATCTAATTCTGCTTTTAATTCATTTACAGCATTTATTAAAACACCAACTATTTTTCCATAATCAACAGACTTTACATCTTTACCATCTAGTTGTGTAGTAGAAACAATCTCTGGAATGTGTTGTTCTATTTCTTGTGCGATAACACCGATACTTGGTTTATCATCTTTTATCCACTTATAAGAAACACCTCTTAACTTACCGCATAGACCTAAAGCATCATTAATTGTAGTTATATCTTTCTTAAGTGTTTGGTCAGAGAATGCAGTTACGTCACCAGATGCTACTAAAGCACCTGTTACAGACACTCCTGTATTTGTAGTCTCAAGTTTTTTATTGTTTGAAAAATAGAGTTCTAATGCTCCAGCACTTGTAGCTGCTAAACGTGTTGAGTTTTGATCACCATTTCTTATCTCTACATGATTGCCACCAATAAGAAGTTCACCACTAGTATTGGTTATTTTAGTGTTTGTCCCATTGTGAAGGATGGTTAGATCATCGTCATCTCCAAATGTAGCTTCGGCATTATCTTCCCATATTATTTTTGCTTCTGATCTGTCAAATTCTATATCTTTTCCTGTAACCGAAGACTGAAACTTTACATCACCTACAAAAGTACCGCCGCCTGTAGGCATTTTAGCTGCTATGTTGTTATTAACAGTTGTAGAAAAGTTAGCATCATCTCCTAGTGCAGCCGCTAATTCATTAAGTGTATTTAATGCAGCAGGGCTAGAGTCAACCAAGTTTGATATTGCTGTATCTGTGTAAGCTGTTGTGGCAACCTTTGTTGAGTTGTCACTTGCTGATTGGGTTGTTGCGGTTACACCATTAGCTAATGATCCGTTAACTGATGATAATGATGCAAGAGTTGTGTTCATTGCTGCAACATCAGCACCGTCAACTGTTCCTGTAACTGTAATATCTCCTGTTACGTCAATACCGTTAACTATGTCAATGTTACCGTTACCACCAATTTTAAATTTTAAAGCATTATTACTGTCTCTACATTGAAGATAATCTATACTATCAGCTCCAGAAGCAGATTTCTTAAGAGTAAGTGAAGCATTAGAAGTACTATTACTCTGGAAATAACTGTAGTCGTTATTAGTTGATAATCTTCCGTTTGCTAATAATGTACCAGCTACTGTGGTATCCCCAGTTGTAGTTATATTTTGTGATCCAAAGTCAGGAGATATCTTAGTTCCAGCTATTGCTGCTGATGCATTAACGTCTGCGTTATCTATTGTTCCAGCTGGAAGGTTAGACATGTCTTCTCTTAGAAGAGGTCTACCTCCAACCTGTGAACCATCATGTACGACAAGAGTATCCTTGTCAGTATCTACTGTAACTTCGCCTTCAGCACCAGTAAAACTACCATGCTGTGAAGTGTTACCTCTCCTTAGTTTTAATAATTTAGCCATTTAAATAGTACCAAAATCGAGTTGTAAATTAGCACCATCTATAGTGCCTATGTTTGTCAGGTCGTTATTTTGACCATCTAAATCTCCTCCTAATTGAGGAGTGGTATCAACTACTAAATCTGTATTAACGTTTCCTACAGCTGTTGTGACATATGCAGTTGTTGCTACTTTAGTAGAATTGTCAGATGTACCTTGTGTTGTTGCGGTTACACCATTTTTAAGTTCTCCAATACTTGCTGTAGTATATCCGTCTAATTTTTGTCCATCAGAAGCTACGTCCCTACCGTCAACTGTGCCTGATACCGTAATGTTTCCTGTAACTGCTGCACCTGCTTGTAGTGTCTGTAATCCAGTAAATGTGTTAGTACCTAAACCAGCTAAGTTTCCTGACGCTGTAACACCACCTTGCCAAGTAGAACCGTTATATACTCTTAATTCATCAGAAGTTGTATCAAAGTAAAGATCTCCCTCATCATTATTAGTAGTAGGAGCAGAACTTGCTACTCGATACCTATCTGCAAAGTTGTTTATATCAGTAACATTACTTGCAGCAGTATTAATATTGGCGATGTTAGTTGCAGCAGTGTTGACGTTTGCAATTGAACCACTAACTGTCGTTACATTAGCGTTGTTACCAGCAACTGCATTAATGTTAGTTGCATTAGATACAACAGCATTTATATTAGATTCGTTACTGACAGCAGAGTTTATATTTGATGCGTTAGATACAGCAGCATTAATGTTTGCTGCATTGTTATGAACAGCATTAACGTTAGAAATGTTAGTTCCTACGCTATTTACATTTGTAATGTTGGTTGCAACTGTGTCTATCTCAGACGTGCTTTCGTTAAGATCATCAGCAACAGTAATTATTTTTGCTATATTTGTCGCATTTGTATCCATGTTGGTTACATTTGCAGTTGTAGCCAATAAATTCATGTCTGCCACTACATCAGTAGTGCCAAGTATTGCCATATCAGCTACAGCATCAGCAGTACCTAATCTTCCAACTTCTGTAATTTTCCCAGCTACAGCATTAATGTTGGCAGCGTTTGCTGCAACTTGCCCAACGTTTGTGTTACCACTAGCTACCGCAAGTATGTCAGTTATGTTGTCAGATACTGTTTTAATTGGATCATCTTTAACAGTAATAGTGTTACCCATTCCACTATGTTGTGTGCAATAGTATGCAAATGTAGTTGGCTGTGTTTCTGGTACAACAAGTTGCACTTTTGCACCTGCTTGACCTTGTGTTCCAGTAACAACTACTCCAGTGTTGTATGCACTACCGCCACTAGAAAAACGTAATGGATGTGAAGCATTAGAAGCATCGCTTACATCAAATGTATAAGTCCATCCTTTATATAAAGTTAATGCAGGTTTATCAACACCATCAATTATAAATTTGCCAGTAGCTGCTGTAACTGTAAATGTTATTTCATCTTCTAGTGCGTCAGCAACTATATCCAAAGAACCGTTTGAAGAACCTGTTGTTACTGGATTTGTAATTAAACCTAAATCTTCAGCAAATGTGATAGCTCCAGATACAATTGCTACATCATTTAAAACTGATTGTGAAGGTGTAATTATTGAAAATGTACTACCAGTATAAACAAGTAAATTATCATTAGAACTGTCATACCATAAATCTCCATCTTGCAAGGCACTGCCATCTGCTCTTTGTGTAGGTTGATTATTTGATATTTGATATATATCTCCAAAATTATTTATATCTACTATGTTTGTACCTGCTGCTACAACATTACTTATATTAGTTGCAACCGTATTTATATTAGTTTCGTTATTTTTAACAGCAGTAACGTTAGCATTATTACCTGCTACTGCCGTAACGTCATCTTTTATATTAGCTACATCTGTAACATCAGAAGATATGCCAGCTACCGTATTTACGTTTGCAATGTTATTCCCAACTGTATCTACATTTGCTATAGCGTTTGCAACAGTATCTATTTCAGAAGTCGTTTCTTGTAAATCTGCTGCTGCTACTTCTATTTCAGAAACTGTTTCATTTAAATCATCAGCTACTTTTACAACTTTAGCTATATCTGCTGCTACTGTATTAACATCTCCTATATTATTAGCAACTGTATTTATATTTGCATTTGACCCTGCAACAGTGTTTATATTTGTTTCATTAGATTGAACTGCATTAATATTAGAAGCATTAGCAGCGACTGCGTTTACATTAGAAATATTACCACCAACTGCATTGACATTTGCATTTGCTGCTGCAACGGTATCTATATTGTTCTTGTTTGCATTAACAGCATTTATATTAGTTTCGTTATTGGCAACTGCATTAACATTAGAGATGTTGTTTCCAACTGCATTTACATTGCTAATGTTTGCTTCTATAGTATTAACTTTTGCTTGATCATTTGATGTTAGTTTTAATAATACCCATACAGTGTTACCAAGGTCATAAACTTTAGTGACGTTATCTGTTGTATTAAAATATAAAGCTCCATCTATAAGTGCGTTACCATCATTGTCTAATGTAGGATCAGAAGATTTAGCACCTAAATATCTATCATCAAAAGTATCTAATGCTGTTTCCGCTGCCGTTTGTGCAGTTTCTGCCGCGGCTTGTGCAGTTTCTGCGGCTGTTTTTGCGGAATCTGCTTGAGTAGCTTTTGAAGTTGCAGTTGATGCAGAGCTTGCAGCATTTGTTTCAGATGTCGCTGCTGCTGTAGCACTATTAGCCGATGCAGTTGCTGAGTTGGCAGATG